GGAAGATTACCAACATCAATGTAGAATATTCTTCTTTCTGGTGCTCTTGATAATCTGTAGATAACAAGTGCATCTTCAATCATGCGAAGTTGATTAAGACCCTTGATTGCTTTATGAAGATATGATAGTGTTAGATGTTTATTTCTATCTACTAATCCAGATGTAATATAGGTTACAGCATCGGGTGCAATTTTGATTGTTTTTTGTGAGTTTGAACTATATGATTTCTTATCAGGACTAAACGCAAAAAATTCATCAATCTGAGGATCTTTTAATTGTATTGTTTGATTTCTACCAGGCACATAATTTTGTGCAATTTGTAACTCATTGCCCTTTTCTTTTTTAAGAACCCTCATATATTTCACTTTCATGGCATCCATGTGCCTGACTTCTTTAATTCCTTCTGAAGGTTTATCTAAATCAATTACCTTATGATAATAAACTCTTCCGTCAACATACCAATTACGGAATATCTCATGACACTTCTTATCAAATTGTAAAAGATCTTTAATATATTTGAACTCTTCTCTAATAATTTTCTTTAGTGATTCACTAGCATTGAGGTTAGATAACTCAATCTCAACTGGAGAATCATTTAAATCTGATACTATTGCTTCGTTTACAACATCTTCAATTGCATTATCCACTTCTGGATGTAATGCCATCTCACGATATCTACGCATTAAGTCGTGTTCGCTTTTAAAAACACCTTCGATATCTACGTACTGACCGTAAAAACCGCTGCTCAAATAATAGTCAACCCCGTCCTCATTGTTCTGAGGTACGGGGGAGACTAAGCCCTTTGGCTTTTTATCGCCATCATCAATTGAAAATCCAAACAGTTTCGCCATTGTATAGTTAAACTTTTTTTACTGTTTAACTATTTATCACTCTACAGATCCGCCATTTCCACCTGCTTCCCACCACTGAACTTGTAGTTCAACAGTAAACTCTTCGATAGTGTCGGTTGTTTCGTAAGAAACTTCGATCGGTGCGACCTGAGTTGGGAAGATATTATAGAAGTGATACGTTCTTAGAATAGGTAACTTGTCACCACTTGGTTGCTCACCATTAGGTGAAACATCTGCTCTGCCAAGTTGATGAATCCAAGCATCTACTTGGTAATCTTCAGGACTTGTTCTACCTGAAGCATCAGATACCTTATTAATAAAGTTCATCCATCTTTCAAAGGAAGAACGAATTGCGAAATCAGTATCGTTGATAACTGTGACTGTCCATGCATCAAATGTTCTGTCACCAGCAACTTTCAGGGTTCTGCCCCTGAAAGGTACTTCGATTGGTGTGACATTAGATGCAGGAAGTTGTGCTGCTTTGATAAGGAAACGAGACTTAAGTTCGATATCCGTAACATCAGCTCCTACAACTCCTTCAGGGAAGTTCATAACAACCTCGAATAGGTTGCTTCTTGCACCACCCCCAATTAGTCTTTGTTTGAAATCATCGATTGTCCTAGTTTTGGTAGCAATCGAATTTTGTTGCCCTCTGTGTGCCATTGTTGTTTACCTAGGATTAAAATTAAACTCTACCAACGACTTCTTCAAACGAGATGCCAGTTCTAGTAGCAACGAATGTAAGACCGATGAAGTTGATGGAACGTGCAGGCTTAATGAATATGTCTGCGATAAATTCGTTACGATCAATAACGTCAGGAGTGTTATTGGTTTCGTCACAGACAACTAAGAAGTCACTAATACCTCTCTTTGCCTGAACATCACGTAAGAATGGTTCAATGATATTTACAAAGTTTGTTCTTGTAATATCATCGTTGAACTCGAATAACTGATCTCTTGCTGCAGCAGATATCGCCTTCTCTAGGAAGATGAACAAACGACGGACGTTGATTCTGTCGAATGCAGATGCTTTTGCAAGACCAGTCTTATCACCAAATAGAATGATACCGCCACCTGGATTAAAGGTGATTGGGTTAATTCTATTGGAATAGAGTTCGTCTCTTGCTCTCTTACCAGGATTGAACGCAAGTTTAACAGCATTCAGGATAGCACCTCTGGAAGTACCAGCAGGTGAGTACCATGGGAAGTTATTGATATCAGTTCTAGCACAAAGACCAGCGATATCAGCGTTCATTGGAACCCATCTAAACTCTTTGTTGAAACGGTCAAAGGTGTACTTGTAACCAGAATCAAACACAGCGAATGATGAGGATGTAACAGGAGCAAAGTATCCTGTGATCTTATCTAAGATCTCGGATGTTGGGTTGAGGGCATCGTCTGTTAAGAATGCACCTCTATAAGGAGAAATGAATGCAACAGCATCTTTTCTCAATTCTGCAACTTCAATTAGTTTGTTTGCAATTGCAGCAGCACCCTCTTTGCTGTAGTTTGCAGAACCCATGATGAGGAAGTTAATTTCAATCTCCTCAGGATTCTCAAACAATTCGTAACCAGCATATATGTTGCCAACTGAAGCAGCATATTCACCAGTTAAACCAGCAGCAGCGTAGTTAACGCCCTTAGACATTACAACCTTCCAAGCACCTCTACCTGCAAAGCTGATGTCTTGTGCATCTTGGTTCCAGTTAACGTCACTGTCTTGTTCAAACTTATCTTTCTGGAAACTAGAAGTAGTAACACCAACAGGTTGGTTACCACCGAAGATGTAATCTGAATCTTCGACAAGATACTTTCTATACCATGAAGGTGTTGCAACAGAAGAAGTTGCATCCTTTGCTTTAGAAAGATTAAAGTGCTTCTCTAATATTTGACCAGGAACTCCTGTGATTGTACCTTTGTCGTCAATGACAAGGATATGCATTTCGTCATGTCTGGAGTTTCTCTCAGAACAATACTGAGAAGTACCAGGACGATCTGCTACAGCGTTCCACTTAAAGTTATTATTATCGATACCTACGTATTGGTTATCAAACCAATCGTTCTCGCCAGAGTAAGAAGTAGTACCATAAGCAACATCCGAATTAGTTAACGTAGTAACACCGATTGTTACACCGTCAACAGTATGGAAAGCAAGTGTACCAGAGTCTGCAAATCTGTAAATACCAGTTGGTGTGTAATCTACTTCGGTTTCAGTACCCGCTGTAGAAACATGAGAGTGGAACTTAACATCGATAGTACCGTTTTTAGCACTACTGATACCAGTAATAATACCTTTAAAGTATCCATCTAATAGTGTTGTAGCACCTGCACCAGCAAGAACAGTGTTAGCAGGAACTGCTTGTGTTACACCGTAACCTACTTGTAGTGAATGTGTTACTCTTACACTTTGTGTAGTACCAACACCAACAACAGATGCAAACTGTGTTGTATTAATACCAGTCATTTGTTGGTCTGCTTGACCGTCAATAACGCAGATTGTTACATTATTTGCCCATGTACCTGGTGTTTGTGCAACGAAAGAAACACCACTGATACCGTTTTCTAGATATCCAGTGGATTCAAAATCCAGATCATTTTTAATTTTTATAGCAGTCCCCGTGAAGGCAATACCTGGTGTATCGTCAGCACATGCATTCTTCAGTGCAGTGCCGTCAGCTCTGACAACACGTAATGCACCTCCATATGCAAGGTATGAAGAAGCCGAAATCCAATGTTCATAATGTCTATCTGCACTGTATGCAGTTCCGAAAACGTTAAGCAAATCTTGCTCACTTTCGATCAATGTTGGTTGGCCTACAGGACCCTTTGCAAATGGCGAACATAGCGCTCCGATACTATCAGAAGTTGCATCCACTCTACCAGTGGTCAAATCAACTTCTCTAACCAGAATACCTGGAGATGCTAAGTTTAAATAGCCCATTTGTTACTCCTTGGCGTACTCAGAAATAGTCTAAAAATATTTATTGTTTTGAACCTTTACACAGGGGAAACTTAGCGTGAACTTACTACCAGTCAGGATATTGCCACCTTTCAATACTTTCAAATTTTTTACTTTTCACCCTTTTAATAGTGCACTTTTTACACTCATATGAGTATGATGATGCTACTGGTCCTCTATCTTTTCTAGTACGATAAAACCCATCAACTAAATTCTTAGTCTCTCTACAAGTCCTACACTCTCTATCAGAAAGTAACAAATGACCCAATGACAGGTTTTCATCTAAATCAAATTCCATTAAGAAAGATAATCCCACATATATGATCTTTCACCATATTCATCCGATGCTTTATTCCATCTGTCTCCTTCTGCATCCACAAATGTATCACTATCTAAACCATCATCTATAAAACCAAATGGTGCCATATCCTGTTCAATTTGATTTTTCTGTTCTTCATATAATCTTTTACGAACATCTTGATCGGTAAGTTCTTTAAAATAATCTTGAGCAACTAACCATGCATATATTACAAGACACATGGCAAGGTCATCATTACATCCTTCTTCTGCCTCAAATGAATTACTTTTAGATATGAATGTAGTAAGTTCTGAAATAATATCGTAATCATTAATGATAACTTTATCACCCTCAATCATTGTCTTAAGGTTCAATGATCCAACTTTCTTTACTGTCTTGGACATCTTGACACCTAATTGTGACTTCTTACCAGAAAATCCTTGACCAACTATTTGACCTGCACGTCCTCTCATAGAACACATAAGAAGGTTAGAGTATTCAAGATCATAGTTTAGAATAGATGCAACTTGATCTCCAATATCATTTACCTCACATAATATAAATGCATTATTATAATTTCTTGCTACTTCCCAAATAATATTCGGGAACAACATAGGTTTGATTTCATTATTTCTATACTTTGCCACAAGACGATGTGGAAACTCGGTGATATCAACTACAATAAATGCAGAGTAGTCAAAACCAACCCCTCTTGCAACGTCAACCGTAATCATGTAATCATGTTTTTCTTTAGGTTGTTCGTACACATCCAAACCAGCATTTTGTGTGGTTGGGTTTTCATAAACCATCGCTTTGAGTTTTGATGGTGCAATTAAGGTATCAACAGATCCTAAGAACTCACATTCAAACTCAACTCTAAACTGTGATTCAGAAGTGTTCTTGATTGTCTGTTCTTTCCATACAGCATCTCTGCCTGGTACTTCTGACCAGTGAACTTCAGTAGGTACATATTCATTTTCTCCTCTTTCAGCATCATGCCAATATCTGTAAAAATGATTCATCCCGTGAGGGGTAGATACCATAATTACTTTGGTATTCTTACCAGAAGAAATAGTAGGATAAACAGATGCAAAGAATTGTTCAGCAATATGATTCGGTATGAAAGCAAATTCGTCTAAGAATATGATGTTATAAGATCCACCACGAACAGCAGATGCAGACGTAGATGCTGCGATAATCTTAGATCCATTCTCTAATTCCATGGAACCTTTATTATACACAAGGATTCCTTGCTGCATCCATTTGGGCAGTTTTTCGTATGCGAATTGTAATCTGTTTAGTAGATCTCTAGCAGTCGATGCTTTGTTTGCTAGAATAGCAATATTAACATTAGCATTAAAAAGAGCATAGTGTAAGAGATACGACACGCAAGTTGTAGACTTACCTGTCTGTCGTGGCATCTTACAGATGTTAAATCTATTCTCATGAAATCTCCTTACCAACTTTTCTTGGAAAGGATACATCTTAAAGGGAACTTCTCCCTCATCAAGAGAAACAATCTTTATATAATTTAAGGCAAAATATACAGGATCATCTTTACATTTAAGAAACTCAACAATTTGTTTCTCAGTAAATTGAATTTGAGTATTCGCTCTTTTTAGATTCGGATTACCAAGATATACGTTCTCACTCATAGTTTAATGTGGATCATAATATCTTAGAAGTGCTCCTGTTGAAACAATGAGCACTACGACAGCAATAATAATAATATTCATTTTAATTATAATGAAATGCAGGTTTATTAGTTTTACCTAGTTTTCCACTTCTAACTTTTGTACCAGAAGTTTGACCCATACCAGAAGGATTCTTACCTGGTTTTGTTTTACCTAAACTAAAGGAGGG